AGCCATAACAAGAAACTGTCTTACCTTTAGTCCACTAGGCTCACTATCACTTACTTTGAACGCTTTATCTTCACGCTTTACCCAACACTTACCCAGTGTTTCCACTGGGGTTAAGTTACTACCATTGATTAGAACGCCTCGGTTTAGACTCATCTAATAACGCCAGCCTGATATACATAGCCACGCTCGCCAAGGTCGATTACCATTCGCATACCCTGTTTCTCTTTAGTAAAGTCAAGAATGTGTATAGTAATGTCACCGGATATACCAGCGAGAACATTATCCAATCCGCCCTCAAAGTCCCAATCCATTTCAAAACTTTGCGCAGCCAATCCTGGTTCTGAGTTAGCAAACTCCACAACGGTAAATCCTTTCATTTCCTCGCCAACACCAACCCTAATAACCGAATCACGAATGCTTACAGTATATCGGTTTAGTTTCTGGCCATTCATGTTGTCGCATCGTAGTGCCTCAAACAATTCGTTAGCATCAACCTTCCATTCGTAAGATGGTTTTCTAACCGAACCATCGGACATCAAATACCCTTTGAAGCCAGATTCGGCAAAGATAAACTTTGTTGACAATTCCTCAGACTTTACGCCCCATTCGTTAATAGTTTCCTGAGAATGCGGGAATGCAAGACCATTTAGGGATGCAGTCAATCGGGTTTTCTTTTTACCCGATGTAAATAGAAGTTTATTGTCATCGTACTCAATCTTTACCGGTGACCCATGTGAGTTTAGAACACCTAGTACACGGTCAATATCTGGTATAGGTAGAGATACAGCATCACGCCCCATAGACTCCGATGGAATAGCGAAGTGTGATAGACTTGTTTTACCGTCACGAACCAAAGATGTAGTAGTAACTCTATCCGAGTAACCTACCAAAACACACGCCGTTACCTGCGGTTGCGGCTTTCCTCCAACATTCTGGATTCTTTTTGTTCTGTTAAGCATACTTGTTAATAAACGGGTATCTATTTTCATTCTTTCACCTTCCTTAGTACGGGTAGGTCAAACATTAGACCTGCACCCTTTCCTTCCTTATCAGCAATGTATCGTGCCATCTGGTTAATAGTTTCACTACATTGTTTGACAGATTCCCTAACTTCATATAGCATATCAGTAAGTTTATCTAACTCAGTATTTAGAACCTCTATTTGGTAGGGTCTAACCGCATCATTATCTTCAGGGTTATCCCCGCCGTCGTGCAAATATACTCCCATTATCTCACCACTTTAGTTCTGGTAGCCCGTTCCATGTTACCTTGCCACCTTTGATATGTAGTAAATCCTTAGTAGTACCGACAAGTTCCATGCCACGACCTTTCATTTCTTCTATTGTTGCTCTAACAACCCACTCATCCTTATCGAGTGTATCGTCACCAGAAACACCAGCAGCATCATCAGCCTTATTGCGGAATCGTGCTAGGAAAATCTGTTGCGAGACTAATCTTTGTGTCCCATCAACCCAGTCAACCTTTTCACCAATCTTCATTAGACCCTTAGAGCCACCGCCCACATCAACATATGTTTTGTGGTCTTTTAGATGGAAAGTAAAGAATACCTTATCAATAGACAATCCATGAACACGGTTGATAATATCTCTAAACAGTTGATTGCGTGTACGCCATTCCTTCTGGTTGAAGGAGTCACCCTCTTCTTTGATAACGCCACGCTTTAGTAGAGTACCGGTCATAGCAAACTCACACCATTTCATGAAGGTAGAACCACCGTCAAAGATAACAGCACCATGAGCATCAGGATTTTCCTGTATATCTTCGGAAAGGAGATTAACGAACCAACCGACCTTTTCAACAAGATTAACCCAATTAGTAGTGTTATCTTCGTTAAAGATAGATTCATCGGTTTCATCATATAGAGATAGTATGTTTATATTATCGCTATCGGGATAGAGATGTGCAACCGTTTCCGAAGCAGAATTGTCAAAATCGAATATAGTAATCAATTTATCTGTATTAGCAAGGTCTAAGGCTAAACCGGTTTTGCAGGTATTTTCTTTACCAACAAACGCCATACGAACAGGAGTACTATTCTGTCTGGCCTTTTGACGCTCAAACACAGCCCGCATATGTTCACGCCCATACTTAGGCGATTCATCTGCTGCAGCAGTAGACTGACCCCACGCCATCAAGCATCCCATCCTTCAACAGAATCTTCAGACGGTGTGATGCCATCGACAATAAACCAACCACTGACTGACATACGAGGCTCGCCGTCGTTAGTCTTCCAAACACCACCGGTGATAAGGATAGTAGAACCAACAGCAAAGTCGATTAGATGTGCATGTGAGGCAGGTACTCTAACCTCTATGGATGGTGCAGTGAAATCTTCAAGGTCGCCGACTACGATAGTAGATGCGCCATTGTCGAGTGTATCTATGTGTGATACTTCACCCATTAGACCAACACTTTGACTCCACCAATCTTCATCGTCACGGTGCGCATCATAGTATGGAAGCAACTCATTGAATGACGGTAATACATCAGTAAGAATGTCAACCATGAAACCACTAGGCTTACCATCAACAATAGCGAATGGTGCAGAAGGCAATACTGATGCCGCCTCTTCATCTTCACTAAAGATAGAAACACCTTTGCGAGTCCATGCTCTACCGTTACCGGTTTTAGCATTGTCCTTGCCAGGTTTTACAGGAATAACTCCAGGAACAAATGTAGGTTGTTGCTCTAGAGCATCGTTACCACTAAACTTAATTTCATACAAACGAACATCATTGACATCGTAAGTATCTAAAGCACCAAGGAACAAACATGTACGCTCAGGCTCAGACTCAGGGCGAGGCGAACCATAGCGATAGTTAGCATCACCAGATGGATACTTAGGCATAGTATTGTCTGCCACGATGTAGTAGTGAATGCCAAGGTCATCATGACTAACAGTACCCTTAGGCAAAGAATCTACATTCGCTTCAGCAAGTCCAGATGTAAAGTCAGACTTTGACATCAAAGACGGATTAGCCTTGCGTGTGTAACCAGATTCTGCAGCAGTGTATGTTACAATAGCACCGCTCGTAATCAAAGAATCAATACCACCCTCGTCAAGACTTGATAGTGTAGTGTTCATCTTTTTGTACGCCATCTTAGCCCAATCCTTGTAGGGCGGCGATGCAACGAAACACCCACGAAGTACTTGACATCCGGAGGATTCGATTTTACGCTTTTCTGTCAATAGTTGACGAGCAGCGATACGGATTGCTCTATTCTGTCTTTCACCATCTGTCATAGAACCCCATGCAGATTGATTGTCCCTAAGTACCATACCAACCCTACGCTCGATTGCGTTAGGAGTAGTACCTACTTGCTTTGCTACACTTTCATATTCGGCCATTACCTTTTCACCTATTCTACCGTTAAACTACATAGGATATAAACATGTCTATTGCCCTACTCCTATGCCACATAGAGTACGGATAAACTCCATGAGCGCAATGTATTCATTGACTCCATTCAGTAAATCCCTTTCGGCCTGAACGGAGGCACTAATTACTCTAACTTTGGCATTTAAATCTGCCTTGTTATCCATTGCGAAGTTAAATACAGACCTAACCAAATCACGAGGGAAAGCGGGCGTTTCCGTCAAGCATTCGTAGGCAAGGTCAAAGTCCTGTTCTTTGAAACAAAGTCGTAAAAACTTAGGTATATCAAACCCACCTTGTGTCAGTGATAGAATAAATGATTCTCTATCTTTAGGCTCGGCAAATGTACTAAGTGTCTGCAAAGCACCCAGCGAGTTGCGTAGGTCACCGTCATGGTAGTTAGCAATAACAGTCAATTCGTTGTCGGTAACTTGGAACGATTCTCTAGCAGCAATAGTAGCCAAGCGACTTATATTATCATCAATAGGAATAGGATTGAATGTACGGACTTGGCATCGTGATTGAAGCCACGGTGACACTTTGGTTAGGTCATTACATGTAAGTATAAAGTAACATGTTGCTTCTTCTATAACACCCTTTAGTGCATCCTGCGCCTGTTGAGTTAGTCTATCGGCCTCATCTAAGAATATAATTATTTCAGAAATACCAGAACGGGACAAAGGGATTACTAATTCCTCAATAAACTCTATACCACGAGTCTTTTTGGAGGATGCGTTGAACCGATGAATCTGGTAACCGAGGGAATTACCTATGATGTTAGCCAAAGTGGTTTTGCCTGTACCAGCACCACGAGAATGAAAAAGATAATTCTGCATGGGTGCGTTACCCAAAAGTATTTCCTCAAACTCAGATGTTAAATGGGGTTGGCCTACAAAATCCTCTAATGCTTTTGGGCGATATGTCTCCCACCAGATGTTTTTCATTGGTCATCCTCACCC